GGAAGGCGGGAAAAAAAGTTTCTTTTGGCGTTGGTCTTGCTCCACCAAATCCCTATGACGGTTAATGATGAAAAAATTTAATAATCTAAAAAATAATTCTGAAAGAACAATTCAAGGTTTAGTAACTTTACCAAATGAGTTTATATATAAAGATATGGGTGGTAAAGTTAAACCTAATATAGTATATTCTATTTATTATTCATTAAATAAGAATGAGGTGTATTTAACTGGTTTAAAAAGTGATTTAAAATCAAGAGAGATGCAGAAAATTAATAGAAGTGAATTTACTTCTTTTAAAAATTATAAGATATTAAAAAATCCAACTCGGTTAACTTATCCACAACATTTTAAAATAACTCCAACGGATAGTGATTATAGAATAGGTAATATTAGAAGATCTTTTACAAGACTAACAAATGATATTAATGCAGAAGTCTTCGAGGTTTCAGAAAAAGATTCTGGTAATGGAAATCCACTATATTTGAATATAAATTTTGATTGGACTATATCAGGTTTAAAAGAAGATGTTATACGTAAAAATGAAAAAGTAATGAAAGAACAAGAAAAAATATTACCTGGTATTAGTAAATTATTAACACCATTAGAATATTGGAAACCAAAAAAAGGTTCAAAAGACGATACTGTAAAAAAATTGAAGTTTATAGAAAATTATTAATATATATAGTTAAATAAAGGTTATAAATGAAACAGTTCTATCCGATTCAGGGTAAAGTGGTTTATATAATATTTCAGTCAAAAGGCCTTGGAGATACGCTCGCGTGGTTTCCTTATGTGGAACAATTTAGAGTTGAAAATAAATGTAAAGTAAAGTTATTTCTACCAAGGCAAGAAATGATTCCATTATTAAAACCGAATTATTCTGATATAGAATTTCTTAGTGAAGATAAATATGTAGAACCATTTGGTAATGGAGAGTTATGTTTTAAATTACCATTTAGTGCTGAAAATATAATTAGTTATAAAATAGGTTGTTCGTGGGATGGAAGACAATATATTTCTTTACAACAATCAGCTACAGAAATACTTGGATTATCATTTATAGAAAAGAAACCAAACTTACATTTTAAAAATTATGGTAGACCCATAAAAGAAAAGTATGTATGTATTGGTGTACATTCAAATGGCCCACAATTAAAGTATTGGAACTATCCTAATGGTTGGGATTATGTAGTAAAGTATTTAAAACATAAAGGTTATAAAGTTTTAGATATTGATTTGAATGTGGATCAAAGTCAAGATGGTTATATAAATAAATTACCGAAAGGTGTAATTAAAAGTCAAGGTAAATCGTTAGATAAAAGAATTAATGAATTAATTCATTGTGAATTTTTCATAGGATTAGGTTCAGGATTATCTTGGTTAGCGTGGGCATTAAATAAATATGTAATAATGATACATGGAATGACAAAACCCTGGTTTGAATTTCAACATAAATGTATTCACGTTCATAATGATGAAGTTTGTAATGGTTGTTGGCACAGAGATGAGACATTACATTTAAAGGGTGATTGGAATGTATGTCCAGACCATAAGGGAACTGAAAGAGAATTTGAATGTTCAAAAGAAATAGACCCACCAATGGTTTTTAATGCAATAGATAAGGTTATAGGTGTTATTAGAAAATAAAAAACAAATTGAAGATTTTCTTGAAGTATATAATACTAAAGATAGTATTGTAATACCGATATCTTGTGACAGTAAGAAACATCCAGTTGATACTGAATTATCTTTGTTATATATTCAAACATTAGATGGTGATGAGTTTATTTTACCATTTAATCATGCTGAAACTCTTGATATAGATATACCGAATCTTAATTCTAATACAAAAAAATACACTTACGATAGAAAATATTTAAATCATTTTATTCAATTAGATAATGTTGTTGATATAAATCTTTTACATTACGTAACAACAAATATTCCATTGAATATGGAAGAGATGGATACTAACGCGCATCAATTTTTTAATATGAGATATTATATGAAAGATGATGTAAATGTTATAATTCCTGTATTTAAACATTTGGAAAAATGTCGTAATATATCAACAGTTCTTAAAGATACAGTTGAAAAATATTCAAGTAATGTCAATTTGTCATATAATAATGATGTGTTGGATAATTTAAGTTATATAGAATCAAATGGATTACAAACAACAAATGGTTTTGTTTATAGTGAATATAATTTATATACTTCAACTGGTAGACCATCAAATAGATTTGGTGGTATTAATTTTGCAGCATTAAATAAAACAGATGGTAGTAGAAAACCATATGTGAGTAGATTTAAAAATGGAGTGTTAGTTGAAATGGATTTTGATGCATATCATTTAAGATTAATTGCTGATAAAATAGGTTATAAATTTCCTGAAGGTTCAGTACATGAGCATATGGCAAGATTTTATAGTTGTGATTATGAAGAATCAAAAAGAAAATCATTTCAGTATCTTTATGGTGGAATACCAATAGAAGTATGGCAAATAAATCCATATTTTAGTAGAGTTTATGATTATATAGAAAATTTATGGAATAAATATAATTCTAAAGAATTTATTGTTTCAGATATTTATAATAAGAGAATATATAAGAAAAATTTGACAGATATGAATAAAAATAAGTTGTTTAATTATACAATACAACTTATGGAAACTGAAAATAATATGAGGGTGTTAAGTCAATTAATTCCTGAAATAAAAAATGATAAGAGTAAATTAATTTTATATTCTTATGATAGTTTTTTACTTGACTTTGATATGGAAGATGGTTTAAATTACTTGAAGAAAGTGAAAGAGATAATAGAACAAAATGGTAAATTTCCTGTTAAAGTGAGTTGGGGAGTAGACTATCACGAAATGAAAGATATAACGGAGAAATTTGTATGATTATAGATTTTGATAAGATTTTATTAGAATGGTCTTATAGAGTATCGGATGGTATAATTCGAACTCGAAACATTGCTCATCAGTTACATTTAAGACAGATATTGTTTGAATTTGGATGGCCTCAAAAGGTTATAGATGGAGTATTACACAATTTAAATGAACAAGAAAAAGATAGAGAAAAAATTCTTAAAACAAGAATAAAGTATAAAGATGATAAAGGTAATGACAGGGAAACTTCAGTAAAATCAGCATATGAAAATCCAGAACATCCAGCACATCAACAGGCTAAAGATTTATTAGATACAGGTAAAACAAAAGAACCTACTACAACTGTTAAGGGCCCTGATGCAAAAGCGGATAGAGGAAAGCCACATAATACAGATATAAATCCAGATTATAAAAGAGATGGTGGTGAAGAACCAGGAGAACCTAAAGAAAAAAAACCAAAAGGTGATCATAAATCAAAACAAAAACATATTGAAAGTGGATTTGTAAAAGGTGCCGCGCCTGGAAATGCTGGTTCAATGTATAATGAGATTATGAGTGGAGAAGTTGCAGATTTACTTCGTGATAATCCTGATGCATCAGAAGAAGAATTAGTAAAAAGTATTTTGGATAAATATGGTGATTCTAAATTAGCAAAAGATAATTCGAGTGTGAAAATGGCTGGTAAGTTATCAACAAAAGAATTACCTGAAGATTTACCAAAAGAACAAAGAGAGTTATATAGTAAAACATTGATAGCAGTAAGAAGTGGTAAGAGAAAACATCAGAGGTCAGTAGATGCATCTAAAGATTTAGGATGGAAGAATTCAGAAACTACAGAATATTTTGGTGATAAGGTTGGTTTAAAGAAACAAGAAGAAGATATAAAATCTGCATCAAAAGTAGTTGATTTAGATGGTAATGAAATACCAAAGGATGAGATAGTAGAACTAATTAGAGCTGGTGGTGGCGGAGATAATCCATCAGATACGGCAACAATTATAAAAAATAAAGATACTGGTGAAGCTACAATATTATTTACATCTGATAAAGATTCAACATCAGCTATAATTGCACAATCTTCTACAAAAGCAGAATCTACACAAACAGATGATGCTATTTTATCTTTAGCAGATAGTGGAAAAATAACACAAGAAGAGTCGGAAGCGGTTGCAGGTGAGAGAAGAAATTATTCTGATAGTTTAGAAGAAATAGAAACTAAACTAAGAAGTGTTACAAGTGAACCTGCAAAATATGTTAATGATAACTTTGAATCCGATGATATTGATTTTATGAAATCAATAGGTGCTGGAAATCAAAAATATTGGGATGGTGAGAAGGGTGTAATTAAAAAGTTTAAGAAAAATACAAATTGGTCAACAGATAGATTTGATGAAAATGGACAAAAAATAGAAGGACAAAAACATAATTCTGGTGAATATCTTAAAGAGGTTGGCTGGGATGGTGAAAGTGAACCAACAGAGGAACAACAGGCAAAAGCTTTCTTATTATATTCTACTAAAGTAGAGAATCCACCTAAAAATGTTCAAAGAGTAATATCGGATTTAAATAAACATAAAGGTGGCCCAAACGTAGATAATTCTATTGAAGATATTAGAAAAGAATCAATTGATTTACTTGATAAACAAATAGAGGAACTTGACCAAATAGATGTTGATGGTGTTGGTTTAGGAACACATATTGAGGGTAATAATATTTGGAAACAAGGACATATGGGAGCAATATCAGGTGAACAAGGTGTTCATAAATATAGAGGTATGTTTGAAACAAATCACGCTGGTGTTGTATTGGATGGAAATGTATTGAAAAAGGCATTAGGAGTTAATTCAAAAGAAGAATTTTTGAAAAAATTACAAGTTGATAAAACTGAAAAACAAATATCTAAAGGTGATAGAGTTACAGGTTCTACAGGTATAGTTTATGTGATGGTTGGTGAAGAAAGAGTTCCAATTATGGAAAAAAGAAATAGAACTAAAGATGGGCCTTTAGGTAAATTACAAACAGTTTATAAATGGACAAACGAGTTTCAACAACTTATTAAGGATAAACAATAATGAGAACACAATTACTTTGTACATTCACTAAACGAAATAAATTTTATGAAACAGTTAATATAATAATTGAATGTAATGATATTGTATTTGATAAGGTATATGTATTTCAGAATGAACTTGATCAACATCAATTAATTTGTACTTATAATGTAGAATATGATGAAGATTATATTGAAGGTATTCCAGATACAATTTCATTACATAGAAAAAAGAATACAAATACCCTTTATACGATTAATGCACTAAACGATGTTATCAGAGAATTAAATGATGGTAAGTTAGATAAAACATTTCCGATACCCTGGGAAAATTATAAAAATTGTTTATTGTTAACAAATGAAAATGGTTTCACTAAAATACCAACCAGAATTTATACCATAGTAGATGTAAAAACTTGGGATAGAGATAAAAAATAAAATTGTATTTTCGAGGGTTCGATTATACTTATATATGAATCAAGGTTATACTTGATTAAAAATTAAAAAATGAATAATAAAAATAGGAGATTGAATAATGGACTTAAATGCAATAAAAAAACGTCTTAATCAACTTAAAACAACAAACAATCGCACATCCAATCTTTGGAAACCGCAACCTGGTCAACAGGTAATTCGGATAGTACCTTATAAACATAACAAGGAAAATCCTTTTATCGAATTATATTTTCACTATGATATAGGTGGAAAGTCTTATCTTTCACCACAGTCATTTGGTCGTCCAGACCCAATTGAAGAGTTTGCACAGAAACTCAAATCAACTGGTTCAAAGGATGATTATCGTCTTGGTAGAAAGATTGAAGCTAAAATGAGAACTTTTACACCAGTAGTAGTTCGTGGTGAAGAGAATCAAGGGGTGAGATTTTGGGGATTCGGAAAAACTGTTTATCAGGAATTACTTAGTATTATAGCAGACCCTGATTATGGAGATATTACTGATCCAACGAGTGGTCGTGATGTTGTAGTTGAATTTAAAACAGCAGAAGAAACTGGAAAATCTTTTCCATCAACATCTATTAGAGTCAAGCCAAATCAGACCGTAGTTACCGAAGACGCGGCTGTTTTAGAAACCATAAAGGAAACTCAAAAAGATATTCGTGAGGTTTATAATGAAATGACTTATGAAGAACTTACGGATGCATTAAATGGGTATCTAAAAGGTGGTTCTACTGATGAAGAATCAGCTACTAAAGAATCAACTTCTTTACCTGAAACATCAAATTTTGATGCTAAGAAAACAGCTGATGCATTTGACGACTTATTTAATAAGTAAACTAAAAAATGGGGGAGTTGAAGGCTAGGATAAAACCGCTTAGTCAAGGTTACCGGACACTCCCCTAAGTTATAATTTAATCGGAGAAAACATATGTCAACACGAGATGAATTGGCGGGTGTATTAGCTGAAACCTTAAATAAACAATTCAAAGATATGAAAGTTGCTTATTTTTTGGATGGAACGGATATAACACCCACAGATATAAAGGAGTTTGTTTCAACAGGCTCAACAATGTTAGATTTAGCAATTGCTAATAAACCTAATGGTGGAATTGCAGTTGGTAGAATAACAGAAATAAATGGTTTAGAATCAAGTGGTAAATCACTACTTGGTGCTCATATATTAGCAGAAACTCAACGTAAAGGTGGAGTAGCTGTTTATATAGATACAGAAACTTCTGTTAGTACTGAGTTTCTTGGTGCAATAGGTATTGATGTGGAAAGTATGTTATATTTACATTTAGAAACAGTTGAAGCGGTATTTGAAGCAATTGAAGAGATTGTTGTAAAAGTTCGTGAATCAGATAAAGATAGATTAGTAACTATTTTAGTAGATTCTCTTGCTGGAGCTACTACAAAGGTAGAGTTAGAAGCAGATTTTGATAAAGATGGTTGGGCTACAGCAAAAGCAATTATTATATCAAAAGCTATGAGAAAAATTACTCAAATGATTGGTAGACAAAAGATAGCTCTTGTTTTTACTAATCAACTTAGACAGAAACTTGGTGTAATGTTTGGAGACCCGTGGACAACAAGTGGTGGTAAAGCATTACCCTTTCATGCATCTACACGTATTAGATTGAAAAATCTTGGTCAAGTTAAAGATACTAAAAAGAATACTATTGGTATGAAAATGAGAGCTCAAGTTGTTAAGAATAGACTTGGGCCTCCAATGAGACATGCTGATTTTGAGTTATATTTTGAAACAGGTATTGATAACAATGGTAGTTGGTTAACTGTTTTAAAAGACCATAATTTGGTGAAACAAGGTGGTGCTTGGTACACTATGGAAAATCATGAAGGAAAAGAATTAAAATTTCAATCTAAAGATTGGTCAAAACAATTAGAAGATGAGAAATTTAAAGAACATTGTTATAAATTAATATGTGGGAAAAGTATTTTACAATATGATAAAAATTTTGGTATAGATGATGTAACAGTAACAGAAATTTTAGATAATGAATAGAAAATATCTCTCTATTTTAGAAGAGATAAAATCTAAAGGCGGTAAAATAGATAGTGGTGAACCTAATGATAAAGTACTTATAATAGATGGTCTGAATACTTTTATAAGGGTATTTAGTGTTATACCAACTACTAATGATGATGGTATTCACGTTGGTGGAATAGTTGGTTTTCTAAGAAGTATTGGTTATACTATTAAAATGATCAGACCCACTCGATGTATTATTGTATTTGATGGTAAAGGTGGGTCTGTACGTCGCCGTAAAATATATCCTGAGTATAAACAAAAAAGAAAAACAAAATATAGAGTAAATCGAGCATATGATTTTGCATCCCAAGAGGATGAGAAACAAAATATGATAATGCAGTTACAGAGAGTGGTTGAATATTTAGAAACACTTCCTGTAACTGTTTTATCTTATGATAACATTGAAGCAGATGATACGATTGGTTATATTTGTAGACAAGTTCTTACTGAATCAGAGTTAACAGTTATGTCTACTGATAAAGATTTTCTTCAGTTGGCAAACAGTAGAATAAAAGTATGGAGTCCAACTAAAAAGAAAATGTATGATGAAGATACTGTGTTAGATGAGTATGGTATATCATCTCATAACCTTATATGGTATAGAGTATTAGATGGAGATAAGTCAGATAATATTCCTGGTGTAAAAGGATTAGGATTGAAAACTATACAAAAAAAATTACCGTTTTTGAGTGAGAATCGTATAGTTGAGATAGATGAAGTTATTACAGAATTACCAGAATCTAAAGAAATAATAGAACGAAATTATAATTTGATGCAATTATCAGACGTAGATATTTCTGGTTCTACAAAAACAAAGATAATAGAAAAAGTTAATGAACCGATTAATAGATTAATAAAATATAAATTTCAAACAATGTTTTTAGAAGATAAGTTATATAGTGCATTACCAAATGTTAATAGTTGGTTACTTACTAATTTTAATCAATTAAACCAATACGCTGAAAAAACAAATGAAGATGTATAAAAAAATATTACCATTAGATGATAATGAAAAAGTTGTAGATCAATTTGGTTGGTTACCAGTTTCTATTATTGAACCAGAAAGACAAAGTAAAAAACAATGGAAGAATGCATATTTAAATGATGGTATAAAAGAACAAAGAAGAAGTGATGATGCAAAATATTTAAGTGGTCTTGGTTTTAGTGAATTTCATGCAGGATTGACTGAAGATATTTTGTCATATTGGTCTGTAGTGGATAGTGTAGTTGTTGACCCGTTTGCTGGTAGATTAACAAGAGCGTTTGTGAGTTCAAAACTTGGTAGAAAATATTATGGATATGATATAGCACCAAATACAGTTAAAAGAGTTAATCAACATTTGACAAAACATAACTTAGACGCTACAATTTATTTGGATGATGGTTGTTATATGAGACAAACACCAAATAATTTCGCAGATTTAGTTATGACTTGTCCACCATATCATCAATTAGAAAAATATGAATCTGTAGAAAATCAACTATCAGATATAAATGATTATGAAACATTTTTGGGAATGATAGAAATATGTGCGGTAAATATAAAAAGAGTTTTAAAATCAGGTGGATTTTTAACTTGGGTATGTGCAGATTGGAGAGATGGTATAGAATTCAGGCCATTTCATTCGGATTGTATTAGATTGTTTAAAAAAGTTGGTTTTAACTTTCACGATTTAATAGTTATAAAAAACAAAAGTCCATTTGCAAGTATGCAAATTGGTAAGGTTGCATCTAAAAGATATACAAGTAAAATACACGAATATATTTTGGTATTTAGAAAAGAAGGTGAATTAGATTATCCATCAGAGAAAATTAAGGTTTTTGGAATTGAGAAGTTTTTATAATGAGTGAAACATTAACAAAATACGGAACATCATTTCAGTCTAAAATTTTAGCATTATTATTAAATAATACAGAATTTATACAGACTATTAGTGATATTTTAACACCACCAATGTTCGATAGTGATGCGAATAAGTGGTTAGTTAATACTATAATACAATATTATTATAAATATAAAAAACAACCAACGTTAGAAGTTTTAAAAGTTATGATTGGAGAACTTGATAATGATGTTTTGAAAGTTTCAGTAGTAGATAAATTGAGAGAAGTTTGGAAACACAATGAAGCTACAGATTTAGAATTTGTTCAAGAACAAACTTTGGATTTTTGTAAAAATCAAGCGTTAAAAAATGCTATTATAGAATCTGTTGATTTATTAGAAAATAAAGATTATGATTCTATTAAGAAAATTATTGATACTGCTATGAATGCAGGAGCATCAAGAGATCTCGGTCAAGATTATATTGAATCACTTGAAGTTAGATTAACAAAGTCAAGTAGAGATACAATTGAAACGCCGTGGGATGTTGTAAATGAAATTATGGATGGTGGTTTAGGTAAGGGGGAACTTGGTGTTATTGTAGCACCAGCGGGTATTGGTAAATCTTGGACACTTCAAGCGTTAGGTTCTGGTGTTATTAAAAATGGTAAAACAGTTGTGCATTATTCATTAGAATTAAATGAGAATTATGTTGGTTTAAGATATGATTCTATTTTTTGTGGAGTTACAACAGCGAATATTAGATATTATAGAGAAGAAGTTGAGAAAAAAATTAGAAATTTAAAAGGGAAATTATTAATAAAATATTTTCCAACAAAATCAGCATCAGTTCAAACAATTAGTGCACATTTAAAACAAATTGAATTAAGCGGTGTTAAACCTGATTTAGTTATTGTTGATTATGCTGATATATTATTACCACTTGGACATTTTAGAGAGAAGAGACACGCACTTGGTACGATATATGAAGATTTGAGATCTGTAGCTGGAGAATTAGAAATTCCTATTTGGACAGCCTCACAAGCAAATCGGTCAGCGTTGGAAGAAGATGTGATTGGTGCTGATAAAATTGCGGAAGATTATAGTAAAGTTATGACAGCTGATTTTGTAATGAGTATGAGTAGAAAAGTTGAAGATAAAATAGCTAACACAGGTAGGTTTCATGTGATAAAAAATAGATTTGGCATTGATGGTATTACTTATCCTTCTACAATAAATACTAATATTGGACTTGTAAAAATACACGAAAGTAGTTCAAGATCTGGAAAAATAGTACAGGGTAAGATGGATAATAAAGAAGAATTTTTAAGAAAAGAATTAGCTAATAAATATAAAGATATGGGTAAGAAAGTAGAGGGGTTTGAGTAATAGGATTTAATATATATTATATTTAATATTGTGGTTACGTTTATTGGTTATTAGAAAACGTATATAATAAAAGGAGAAATTTTAAGTTGTCTGAAAAGTTTACATTGTCGAATAATTTTGTGAATAAATATAAAAGAAAAAAACCACCATTTGGTTTTAATGGTTTAGGTGAATTAGTTTATATGAGAACCTATTCAAGAATTAAAGAAAATGGAAAAAATGAAAGATGGTGGGAAACTGTACAAAGGGTTGTAGAAGGTACTTATTCAATGCAAAAGCGTTGGATTGATTCGCACAGTCTTGGTTGGAATCCCTGGCAAGCTCAAGCTTCAGCTCAAGAAATGTATGATCGAATGTTCAATATGAAGTTTTTACCGCCTGGTCGTGGATTGTGGGCTATGGGGACAGCTATTACAGAAGAAAAGGGATTATATGCAGCTCTTAACAATTGTGCATTCGTATCTACTTCCACACTTAAAGAAGATTATTCAAAACCATTCTGTTTCCTTATGGATGCAAGTATGTTAGGTGTTGGTGTTGGTTTTGATGTAAAAGGTACAGGAGAAATAATGGTTAAATCTCCTAATAAAAATAGAAAGAGTGAACAATTTGAAATACCTGATACAAGAGAAGGTTGGGTAGAATCATTAAAATTACTTTTAGACTCATATTTTCATGGAACAAGTGTTGTTTATTTTAATTATGATATAATTAGAGGTGAAGGAGAACCAATCAAAGGTTTTGGTGGAGTATCGAGTGGACATAAACCATTAAAAGAAGTTCATCAGGAAATTAGAAAAGTATTAGATAAGAATATAGACGAACCAATTACAACTACTACAATTGTTGATATAATGAATCTTGTGGGTAAATGTGTAGTTGCTGGTAACGTAAGAAGGACTGCTGAAATTGTTTTTGGAGATCCATACGATGAAGAATATTTAGATTTAAAAAATTACAAAGTAAATAAACATAGAGAACAATATGGTTGGACTTCTAATAATTCAATATATGCAGAACTTGGTATGGATTATACCGATGTGTGTAAAAGAATTACAGACAATGGAGAACCTGGATTTGCGTGGTTAGAAAATATGAGAGGTTATAGTAGATTAAAAAATGGTAGAGATAATAAAGATCACAGAGCGGCAGGTGGTAATCCTTGTTTAGAACAAACACTTGAATCATATGAGTTGTGTTGTTTAGTGGAAACATTTCCAACAAATCACGATACATTAAAAGATTATTTAAGAACACTAAAATATGCTTATTTGTATGCGAAAACTGTAACACTTGGTAAAACACATTGGCCAGATACTAATAGAGTTATGTTAAGAAATAGAAGAATTGGTTGTTCAGTAAGTGGTGTTGCACAGTTTATTACAAAACAGGGAATGGAAGAATTAAGAAAATGGTTAGAAGAAGGATTTGAAATTATACAAGAGTGGGATAAGATGTATTCAGATTGGTTAGCAGTACCACGTTCAATTAAAACTACTTCAGTTAAACCAAGTGGTACAGTTTCTTTATTAGTTGGTGTTACTCCTGGAATGCATTATCCAGAAAGTCGTTTTTATATTCGTAGAATGAGATTATCAAACCAATCTGAATTAATAGAACCATTAAAAAGAGCTGGATATACAATAGAACCAGCATTCGGTTCAGAAGATACTACAATGGTAGTAGATGTACCGATTGATGCAGGGGAAGGAATAAGAACAGCGGCTGAACTATCTATTTGGGAACAGTTTAGTTTAGCCGCATTCTTACAACGACATTGGGCAGATAATCAAGTTAGTTGTACAGCAACTTTCAATCCAGAAACAGAAGCAGATGAATTACCACACGCTTTAAATTATTTTCAGTATAGATTAAAAGGTATATCACTATTACCAAGAAAAAATGGTGGTGCGTACAAACAAATGCCCTATGAAGCAATAGATGAAAAAACATATCATTTTGAAGTTGAGAAACTTGGTTATTTAAGTTTTGTTGGTATTGAAGGTGAAGAAGCAGAAGTTGACAAATTTTGTAATAATGATATGTGTGAATTACCTGGAGAATAACTAAAAAAGTACTTGACTTGTATAGGTTTTTATTCGTATATTCATATAACATAAATTGAGGTTTTATAATTTAAATGTACCAGAATATCTTCTACGATAGAAGAAAAAATAAAATGCATATTTGGGATGATAAGTTTGGACAACAAACTTTTCGTTATAAGAAGTATGCATATACTAAAAATAGAACTGGTAATTATGTTTCTTTATATGGTGATAAATTAACCAAAATAACAAAATGGGATAAAGACCAACCTAATTTATTTGAATCTGATGTTAATCCAGAAATAAGAGTTTTAGTTGATAAATATACTGAATCTGATGAACCATCTGTTGGACATAAAGTTATGATAATTGATATTGAAGTTGAAGTTACTGATGGATTTCCAGATGTTGAAATAGCTAATAATAAGATAACTTCTATAGCGTTCAATGATCCACTTACTGATGAATATTTTTGTTTAGTTCTTGACGAAAAGTCAGTTTTAAATGAAGATTTTGGAGAGAATGTAACGATAGAAACTTTTTTAACTGAATATGAACTTTTAAATAGATTTTATGTTAAGTATAGGGAAATACAACCTACTATTTTAACAGGTTGGAATATAGAATTTTTTGATATACCATATCTTTATAATAGAGCTCAACAAATTCTTGGTCAAGATGTTGCAAATTTATTATCACCAATACACATAGTTAGGTGGAGTAATTTTAAAAAAAGATATATTATAGCAGGAGTTAGTATTCTTGATTATCTTAGTTTATATAAAAGATTTACATTTAGTCAAAAATCTTCATATAGATTAGATGTGATTGGAGAGTTAGAAGTTGGTGATAAAAAGATTGAATATGAAGGTACATTGAATGAGTTATATGAGAATGATTTAAAAACATTTGTAGAGTATAATTTACAAGATGTAAAACTTGTTAAAAAACTTGATGATAAATTAGATTTTATAGAAATTGCTCGTGGTTTAGCACATCTTGGTCATACACCTTATGAATCTGTTTATATGTCATCTCATTATCTTGAAGGTGCGATTTTGGTGTACTTGAAAAAAAATAATATTGTAGCACCAAATAAAGCACCAAGACCAAAAGATTTTAATAAAGATGATAAATTTATTGGTGCGTATGTACAAGACCCAATTAAAGGTAAACATGATTGGGTATATGATTTAGATATTACATCTATGTATCCATCTTGTATTATGTCATTGAATATTTCACCAGAAACAAAGATTGGTAAGATTAAAGGATGGAATCCTGAGGAATTTTTACAAATAGGTAATAAAAAAACTTATACAATATTACACGGGGAAAAGGAAATAGGAAAGTTTACAGAGGTAGAATTAAAAAGTTTTCTTGATAATGAAAAAGTTTCAGTATCAACTAATGGTGTTATGTATCGTTCAGATAAAGATGGATTGTTACCTGCGTTATTAAAAAAATGGTTTGATGAACGAGTTGAATATAGGAAATTATCTAAAAAGTTTCATGAGGAAGGTGATAAAGAAAAATCAGATTATTTTGATAGAAGACAATATCTTCAAAAGGTTGTTTTAAATTCATTATATGGTGTCTTAGGATTACCTGTATTTAGGTTTTATGATGTTGACAACGCTGAAGCAGTTACAACTACAGGTCAATCTCTCATTAAATTTACTAAGAAGGTTGTTAATTATTATTATAATAAAGAATTAAATGATAATGAAAATTATTGTATTTATATTGATACTGATTCAGTTTTTTATTCTGCTTTACCACTTGTAAAAAATAGATATCCTGATTTGAACACTAAAAATGAAGAAAAAATGTCTAAAGTGATTTTAGAAATAGCATCTGAAGTTCAAGAATATTTGAATAAGGGATATGATTATTTTGCTAAGAAATTTTGTAATTTAGATAAACATAGGTTTGAAATTAAACAAGAAGTTATTGCAAAAAGTGGATTATTTGTTACAAAGAAAAGATATGGATTAAAAATTATTAACGATAATGGTAAAAAAGTTAATAAGATGATGATTAAAGGATTAGATACAGTTCGGTCAAGTTTTCCTATAGCTATGAAAGAAATGTTATCAAAATTACTTGAAGATATTTTGATGGATGTTCCAAAAGATAACTTAGATAAATTTATAGTTAATTTTAAAGATAGTATGAAACTTGTACCTTTTGAAAAAATAGCAATTCCTACAGGGGTTAAAGGATTAAATAAATATCAAATAGAATCTGATAATTTGTTTAGGGGTTATAAAAAAGGAACACCTATTCATGTTAAAGCCTCTATTGTACATAATGATTTATTAAAATATTATAAGTTAGATAAAAAATATCAATCAATAGTTAATAATGAGAAAATAAAATGGGTTTATTTAAAACAAAATGAATTTGGATTACAGGTTATGGCGTTTAAGGGTTATGATGATGCTCCACAAATAATAAAATTTATAAAAACATATATAAATCCAGAAAAAATTTATAAACACGCTTTACATAAAAAAATTATGATGTTATATGATAGTATGAGTTGGTCTGAACCAACTGATAAATCTAAAACAATAGAAAGATTTTTTTAATTTGGAAAAGTTAACTAATATATATGTATATATGGTTATAATAATAGGAGAATAAGTTATGGATAAACAAAAATTCGTAAAATTTATTGATAAATATAATCTTGGTGGAACAGTTAATGCAGTAATTTTAGAATCTAAAGATAATGTATTACATACAAGATTTACAACAGGTGATAAATCATTACTTGGAATTTTATCAATGAAAAATTGGAATTTTGAAAATGGAGAATTTGGGGTATATAATACAGATCAACTTCTTAAATTGTTGTCAGTTCTTGACAATGATATAACAATGGTAGTTGCTAAAGCTGGAGATAAAGCTCATTCATTTAAGCTAACAGATTCAGCATCTTCTGTTAATTTTATGTTATCAGATACTACTGTAATTAATAAACCGCCAAATCCACAAAACCTTCCACAAACTTTTGGATTAAAAGTTGATGTTACTACTCAATTTATTCAAAAGTTTATTTCTGGAAAAAGTGCTTTACCTGAAACAGATACATTTACTGTTATTACTGATAATAATAATGTTAAAGTTGTTATTGGTTATGCCTCTATTAATACAAATAGAGTTATAATTCCAGTTAATGTAGATGAATATCAATCAATGAATTTGATTTCATTTAATGCTAATTATTTCAAAGATATTCTTACAGCGAATAAGGAATGTGAAAGTGCTACTCTCGAAGTTAGTAATGATGGTTTGGCAAGAATTAATTTCAAAATAGATGATTATGATGCTACATATTATCTTGTAGCGGTACAAGATGTAGATTAAAATGTATGATTTTTTACGTGGTTTAAGAATTTTACATTATTTGTCTCCTGTTAGATTTGATACATCAGGAGTATTTCAACATGAGTTTGATTCAAACTATAAAGCTGTTGAAAAAACAATTTCATTTTTACCTAAATGTCATCATTATGTAGTTGTACCAACAAAACATAGAATACCTGATGTTAGAGATAATGTTACTTTTTTAAAGTATCCATATTCAAGAGATTTACTTGCTAACAGATCTTATTTTGATGGTGTAACTTTTCGAAGGTTATTTGATTTTAGATATATGGATTTTGATTTTGTTTTTTGTCATCAACCAGAAATGTTATTTAATATTTTAGTTTCATTTAATGATAAACGATATGGTCAAAATATGAATAGATATTTATTTTTTCATTGGGTTGATTGTCCACAAAGCAGAGCGTCATCAGCCATTCCACCAGCGTATATGAGACAATTAGAAGCTATTAGTATGTCTGATCATGCGTTTTTCCATACAGATATTGCATCGGATTGGTTAATGAGAAATTTTAAAAATAAACAAGCTACTAAACTTAATATTGATTATGTTAGAGATAAATCTATGTTTTTTCCACTTTCATCAGATGAACTTCCCAAGTCTAAAACAATAGATATGAATTATGATAAAGTTATTGTTTTTAATCATAGGTGGGTAAAATCTACAGGGGTGAATAGACTTTTAGAATACATGGAAGGTATGGATGAGTATAAAATATGGTGTACTGATTATAAAGCTCCAAAAGAATATGTAGCGTCTAAGTTAGATAGGGGAGAATATAGATATCTTTTAGAAAATTCATTATGTAGTGTTTCGTTTGTTGATAAATACGCTACGTGGAACTTATCAGTTCAAGATGGATTATCATTAAATAAACCTGTTTTAATTTATGATCACCCATCATTAAGAAAAGTTGTTGGTGATAATTATCCGTTTTATTTTAAAACAAAAGAAGAATTTCAGAGTTTATTAAGAAAGATAGATACTGTTAAAAATTTTGAATGGAAACTTACTGATTATAATTTAATATTTGAAAATAATTTAGTAAATTCTATGAAAAATATAATGAGTAAACCAAGAAAACATATTCCAAAAGATGCATTAAATTGGTTATATTGTATTTTAAATGGTATAAATTATAAACATGATATTGCTAAACAAATTCAACCAAATATACAATTAAATTCTGTATGGCAATATATTAGACGATATTTATTAGAGATAGGAATTGAAGATAATATTAATAGCCCATATGTAAATTATTCTGTTCCTGAGAATATAAAAGATACGGTTGAAAATATGGTTAAAGATATTGATTTGATAATCAAACCAACAACAATTAAAAGAAAAATAGTTACAAAAAAACACACTTGGTTTTAATTTATGAAAAATAATACATTATGGGTTGAAAAATATCGGCCAGAAACACTTGATACTTATATTGGGAATGATCATCTCAAAAGTAAGGTCAAGGTTTACCTTGAGAGTGGAGACTTGCCACATCTTTTACTATACGGAAAGGCTGGTACAGGTAAGACCACTCTCGCTAAAATTCTTGTTAAAAATATTGAATGTGATTATATCTATATTAATGCAAGTGATGAGAATAATGTAGAAACTGTTAGGACAAAGGTTAAGAATTTTGCATCTACAATTGGTTTTAAAGATTTTAAAATAATTATTCTTGATGAGTGCGATTATATTACACCAAATGCTCAAGCCGCTTTAAGAAATCTTATGGAAACGTTTAGTAAACATTGTAGATTTATATTGACTTGTAATTATGTAGAAAGAATTATTGACCCAATACAAAGTAGGTGTCAATCTTTTCAAATAGTACCACCATCTAAAACAGAAGTAGCTCAAAGACTAAATCAAATTTTAGAAGAAGAGGAAGTTAATTTTGAATTAGAAGAGTTAAAAATATTAATAAATTCAGGATATCCAGATATTCGTAGAATTATTAATACAGCTCAAAGAAATGTTGTTAATAGTATTTTAACTTTGGATAAAGGAAGTGTTATTCAAAATGATTATAAACTAAAATTATTAGAAATACTCAAAACACAAGATAAAAGAAATGCATTTAAAACTATAAGACAATTAGTAGCTGATTCTCAAATTACAGATTTTGCTGATTTATTTAGATTGTTGTATGATGAAGTAGATGGTTATGGAAAAGGTCATATTGCTGAATGTATTTTGGTAATTGCTAAATATGAATTAAGTGATAGTCAAGTAGTTGATAAAGAAATCAATGCTATGGCTATGATAATAGAATTGTTAGGAGTTGTGAAATAGTGGAAGAAAAATATTGGGGTGAAGATAAAAAAATATTAAAAAAAGGATCTCAAAAACCAAATGAAGATAAACACATTTCAGTTCATGAGAATAAAATTTATTTTTATTCTGGTGTATCAAGAAATAGTGTAGTAGAGTTAAATAAAAAAATAGGTGAGATAGAGTCTAAAAGTTTAAATCTTGCTAATACTTTAGATATTGAGTACCCAACAATTAAAGTATTTATAAATTCAGGTGGTGGTTCAATTACTGCAGGTATTTCATCTATGGATACTATACTGAGGTGTAAAGTTCCAGTTTATACTTATGTAGATGGGTTTTGTGCAAGTGCCGCAACGTTTTTATCAGTTGTTGGTAATAAAAGATTTATTAGTAGAAATTCTTATATGATGATTCATCAGTTATCTTCAACATTGTGGGGAAAATATTCTGAAATAGAAGATGAGAAAAAGAATTTAGATTTAATGATGGAAACTATTAAAAATGTTTATAAAGAATATACAAAAGTTCCAATGAAAAAAATAGATGAAATATTAAAACATGATTTATTGTGGGATGCAAAAACGTGTTTGAAATATGGATTAGTGGATGAAATAATTTAGGAGTTATAAAATGACTATGAAACCAAGAAAACCATTACCAAAAGCAGAAGTTAAAGTAGATTTAGCTCAAGCAGAAACAATGAAATGTGAATATTGTGGAAATTATTTATTTATTACTTCTACAATTATAAAGAGATTATCGGCTATAGTATCTCCAACAGGTCAAGAAACATTAGTACCAATTGATGTTTATAGTTGTGGAAATTGTGGAAGAGTTCCTAAAACAATGTTACAAGGTTCTGGTGTAGAAGAAGAATCTGAAAAGGATAGTTTATTCCGTGCCGATTTATGAGTATTATTGTCCTGGCTGTGGTAATGAAATAGAATTATTACAGAAAATGGGTGAGGACGCTCCAACTTGTACTGAGTGTGTAAAAGAAGTAAAGGACGGAGAAAAAGTTATTTCTATATTAAATCGAGAAATGAAACGTAAGTTTTCAAAATCTACAGTAATATTTAAAGGTAAAGGGTTTTATGAAACAGACTACAAAAAGAAAAAAACAGAACCAAAAGAGGAAAAATCTGTTCCAACATCTGAATCAAGTAACGGCGATTCAGAATCCTGATTATTGGGATACTCTTACAGAAGATGATATAAAAACATGGTCTAATTATATGATTCATAGATTTTTATCTATGAAAATGGAATGGATAGATTTAGTTAATGAATTTCAGAAATATAATTTAGAATCAAAAGATTTATATAATCTTTATATAAATGTTTTACCAAAAGGTAAACAATTTTTAAAATACACGAAAAGGAGAAACCAAATGGAACATCCAGAATGGTTAATCAATATTATTAGAAATCAAGAAGAATATAGTAGAAAAGAAGCTATTGATATGATAGAAATGTTATATCTTACTGAAGGTGGTATGCTTGAATTACGAGAAATATGCGTTAAGTGGGGTATTGAGGAAAATAAAATAGAAGAACTCGGAATAAATGTATTAGGTAGTATAGGTCACGGTGATTATTAAATGAAAGTTATAACGGATACTAAAACTGTTAAAAAGTATGCAAAAAATAACCCTGACTTGACAGTAGTTGAACAAATGGAACTTGGATGGCCTCAAATGACCGCTGAGTTTAGACGACTTCAACGAGTACAATATGAGTTATTTTTACATAAACAACATGATTATGGGCCAGGTAATATTTCAGTAGGTACACAACTACAAACACCTGAAGAAATCAAACTATCACTTACAGGATTATGGTTTAGAATTAATGACAAATGCCAGAGATTAAAAACCTTATTGATGGGTGATAAACAATCAGCCGTAGATGAACCATTAGAAGATGCATATTTAGATATATCTAATTATGGTATAATGGCAACAATTGTAAAGAATGGTAAGTGGGGTAAATGAAGAATATAAGTTATAGTCAATATAGTCAATGGGCAGTATGCCCCCATAGATGGAAATTGTTATATATTGATGATAAGAGAGAGTTTGCGGGCAATATACATACGTTATTTGGTACGGCAATGCATGAAGTTCTTCAAACATATCTTACAGTAATGTATAATGATACAATTAAAACAGCAGATGCTCTTCCAGTAGATGAAATGTTATTACATAGAATGAAAGAAAATTATGTTAAAATTATGAAAACTAATGGTGGTGAGGTAATTTGTGAACAATATGAAATGGAAGAATTTTATAAACATGGATTAATTATATTAGATTGGTTTAAAAAAAGAAGGGGAATGTATTTTAGTAAGACTGGTTATGAATTAGTTGGTGTTGAAGTTCCTATTGAATATAAATTAAGTGATGGAATTAAATTTATTGGTTATATAGATGTTGTTATTTATGATAAAATAAGAGATAAATATAAAATTATTGATATTAAAACTTCTACAATGGGTTGGAATAAATACCAAAAAGCTGATAAAATTAAAACAGACCAAGTATTATTATATAAACAATTTTATGGTGCACAAAATAATATTTCAATGGATAAGATTGAAGTTGAGTATTTTATTGTTAAAAGAAAATTATATGAGAAAGTAGATTTTCCTCAAAGAAGAGTTCAAACATTTACTCCAGCTAATGGTAAACCAAGTATTAATAAGGTTACACGTAATGTAAAATCTTTTATAGATGAATCTTTTATTGGTGGTGAATATAATATGGAACATAATTATGCTAAACAACCATCTAAGAAAAATTGTAGGTGGTGTGAATTTAATCAAACAGAATATTGTGATGAAGGTATAAAATAATGTTATCTAAAATAAGTTTAAGGTTAAAATTAACAGATTTTATTAATACTGATATAGAACAAACTGTTATGGATATGATAAATGAAGCTCATAATAAATTAAGTTGTGCTATTTTATTATTTCTATGGTTTGAAGAGGGTGACTTTACTGGAAAAGATTTAAAAGAATTTTTAATGAGATGGGAAGATAAATTGTCATTTAAAACAGTTGTTAAGCAAGGCCATACTGTTAAATATGGTGATTTTATTTATTTTGATATTACACCCGTTACAGCTAAAGAATATTCACATAAAAGATTTACATATTATTATATTGATTCAAATAAAATATTGAATGGATTAAAACATTTTTATGATATTACAAAATTTACAACATCGAATAAATCACCACGAAAACAAAAAAGAAATGACTACGAAGATTAAAGTTGGGATAGTTGGTAGCAGACAGTATACTAACAAAAAGAAGATAAAGGATTTAATATTTGAATTAAAACAAGGATATGCTGATTGTGTAGAAATAATAAGTGGTGGACAACAATATGGGGCTGATGGATATGCAAAGAAATTTGCATTAGAATTTGATTTAGATTATATTGAATTTCCACCAGCACATTATAGTTGGAATATGCACTGTAAATTACCAGCTACTGAGTATAATAAACAATATTATGTTACAAACTATTTTAAAAGAAATAAACAAATTGCAGAATATAGTGATATGATCGTAGCATTTATACCAGAGGGAGTTGAATCAAAGGGTACAATGAATACAGTTAGTCATGCCGAACGTTTAAAAAAAATGGTTAAAATAATTAATTAATATATATTTATATATGTATATATTTGAGGTTTTAATATTATGGAATACAAATTAACATCAGTAAAAGTTTTAAGGGACTTATACAAAAAATTTAAAAGTTGTAATTTAGATGATGAATTTACACTACAAAAATTAGTAAATCGTTCAATGGATTTATATTTGTTAGATGACACATTTAAAGATCAAATTCAAGGTTGGAAGAATTTGAAACCGAGTGGGAGTAGATTATGAAGAATACTGGAAGCCTGCCAAATAATAAAAATGTTGAAAGGTTGCTAACGGATATACATAGAATATTGATTAGAATGGAAGAGCGTTTGAATGTTATAGAAAAAAGTGTTAAAAAAGAAGAAACTACAAAACAATTATTAAACGATTAGTGAGGTTATATGGCTAAGAAAAAGATTTTATTACTTTCAGATGATTTGAGAATGTCATCTGGTGTTGGAACTATGTCTAAAGAATTTGTACTTGGTACACTACACCATTATGATTGGGCACAGATTGGTGGAGCTATTAAACATCCAGAAGACGGTAAAGTTGTTGATATGAATGATTCAATAAGAAAGGAAACTGGAATAGAAGATGCTAATCTTACTATTTATCCAATAAATGGTTATGGAAACCCAGACATACTTCGTGCTGTATTAGTTAGAGAAAGCCCTGATGCTATTCTTCATTATACAGACCCAAGATTTTGGAGATGGTTATATGAAATGGAACATGAAATTCGACAGGAAATACCGATTTTTTATTATAATATATGGGATGATTGGCCTGCCCCCAAATATAATGAATTTTTTTATGAGTCGTGTGATTTAATTATGAATATTTCTAAACAGAGTTATGCTATTGTGAAGGATGTTTGGACAAAAAATCCGCCTGAAGATTGGCAAGTGACATATATTCCACATGGTATAAATGAAGATGTATTTTATCCTATTAGTATTTTTGATAATGAGTATAAAAATGTACAGTCGTTTAGAAAACAATTAACTGATGATGATGTAGAATTTGTATTATTATATAACAGTCGTAATATTAGAAGAAAATCACCTGGCGATGTAATTTTAGCATTTAAAACATTTTGTGATACGTTATCAAAAGAGAAATCTGATAAATGTGCATTAGTTATGCATACTCAACCAATAGATGAAAATGGGACTGATTTACCTGCGTTTGTAAACGCTCTTTGTCCGTATAAGGTTTATTTTTCAGATAAAAAACTTGAACCGAAGGATATGAATTATTTGTACAATATGGCAGATGTAACTATTAATTTAGCGTCTAATGAAGGTTTTGGGTTGGGTACGTGTGAATCATTAATGACAGGGACACCAATTATTGTAAATGTTACAGGTGGATTACAAGACCAATGTGGGTTTGTATTTAGAAATTGGGCTTCAGATGGATCTGGTTGTAGTGAAAAGTTTTTAACTGTAGATGATTATTTAGAAATAAAATCATTACATGATGATAGAAAATGGAAAGATAATAGAGATTTGGGCTGGGGTGACTGGGTAAAACCAGTGTGGCCTTCAAATAGGTCATGTGTTGGTTCAGTTCCAACACCATATATTTTTGATGATAGATGTAGATTTGATGATGCGGCAGTTCTTATTAAAGAGTGGTATGATGTGGGTGATGATAAACGAAGAGAATGTGGAGAAGTTGGATATAATTTTGTAAAAAGTAAGGATTCTATGATGACTGCTAAAATGATGTGTCAAAATTTTATTGACCATATGGATGTAGGATTTAATAATTGGAAACCAAAAAAACGTTATAGTATGTATAAAACATAGGAGTTATAATGAGTGATAAACCATTATGTTTAGTTACTGCACCAATAGCAACAAGAAGTGGTTATGGTGCACACAGTAGAGATATAGTTAGATCTTTAGTGAAATTAGATAAGTATGATGTAAAAATTTATGCAGTTCGTTGGGGAAATACACCACAAAATGCATTAAATATTGAAGATCCCAATGATAAAATTATTATTGACAGAATGTTATCAGACCCTAATTTACCAAAACAACCTGATTTACATATTCATATAGTTATACCGAATGAGTTTCAACCAATGGGTAAATATAATATTGGTATTACAGCAGGAATTGAAACTACTGTATGTCCACCGCGATGGGTTGAGGGTATGAATAGAATGGATTTAAATATTGTTCCTTCTAAATTTGTAAAACAAATTATGTCTTCTGTAGCATTTGATAGAGTGGATGAAAAGACTAATCAAAAAACTGGAGAATTGAAAAATGAAAAACCAGTTGAAGTTTTATTTGAAGGTGTTGATAGAAATATTTTCAAAAAGACTACTGAATTTACAAAAGAGTTAGTTGAAGAATTTAAAAATATTGATGAAAATTTTTGTTTTTTATATGTTGGTCATTGGTTACAAGGAAATATGGGTGAAGACAGAAAAGATACTGGAATGTTAATTAAAGTTTTTTGTGAAACTTTTAAAAATATGAAAAAACAACCAGCATTAATTTTAAAAACAAGTGGAGCAACATTTTCTATATTAGATAGAGAAGATATGTTAAAAAAGATTGAAAGTATAAAAGACCAGGTTAAAGGGAATTTACCTAATATTTATTTATTACACGGAGATTTTACTGATGAAGAGATGAATGAGTTATATCATCATCCTAAAGTAAAAGTTCACGTTAATATAACTCATGGTGAAGGATTTGGTAGACCTTTACTTGAAGCAACAATATCAAGTAAACCAATAATTGCTTCGAATTGGAGCGGCCATGTAGATTTTTTACCTAAAGATAATGCTATTTTATTGAATGGTAATTTACAACAAGTACCAAGAAATTCTTTTCCAAAAGAAATGTGGGTTGAAGGAGCACAATGGTTTACAGTAAATTATAATGACGCCTCTAAGGTTTTAAAAAGTGTTCACAAGAATTATAAACAATTTACTTTGAGAGCTAAAAAATTAGCAATTGTGAATAAGTCAAGATTTTCATTGGATGCTATGACAAAAGAATTTGGTAAAATATTGGATAAATATGTACCAGAGTTTCCAAAAGAAGTTGAACTTAAATTACCTAAATTAAAGAAAACAAGTTCAGCAAATATTCCAAAAATTAAATTACCTAAATTAAAAAAGGTGTAACGTGGAACGTGTAATAGATTGTCCAGTATGTTTTGATGTTGATAGATGTTTTGAGGAAATACAAGAAGATTATAGTTCTTTTTTGTGTTTTAATTGTGGTTTTATGAGTGATTCTCGTTATGAAGTAGGTAGTTTACAATTAACTGATAATCTTAAAAAATCACCTAAACTTGTACAAGATTTAAAAATTAAAGATAAGAAACGCGATATTATATGGTTTCCTTCAGTAATTAATATGGGAACGCGTGGTATAATTTTTCCAGAAGGTACACCTGAAATTTGGAGTTGGAGATATGCTACTGTTATTGAAATTCCAGAAGAAGAACGTTATAAATATGATAATTATGATAGAAGACTTGATGTTGAAAATGCAAAAGTATATGGACAATATGAATTTTTGGAGGCGTGTCAGGATATGGGAATAACAAAAGATATCAGAAATCAGTTGGGTTTATAATGGCAAGAATAGGGACTTCTTGGAGTAGAATACAACCTGGAGATATTATTACATTTAACTATAAAAGTAAAAAAACAGGTAAAACAAGACTTCAAACTATTTTAGTTTTAAATCCTAAGTGGTATATTACAGTAGAGGGTGAAAGACATTTCACACTAATTGGTTTAAAATTAGCAGAGCAAAGAGTTCGTACAATTAAGGAAGCGGCCAAGGTAGTAACACAAATATTTAATAAGTTAGGAAGTATAGTACCAATAGATGTAAAAAAAGATATATATAGAATTGAAATGAAAAAATCTGATTTGTTTTGGGGGGGTACTAAACGAAATGTTTATAGAAGAATACGATATCTTTTAGGTAAAGAACCAGTTTATAGGACATATGATTGGGAAATTGCTCGTAAGAGTGCAGTATTTTATGAATCATTACCACTTCCAGAAAGTGTTAAAAGACAAGTACTTGGAAACATAACACCCACGGGAGAAAGAGAATAGAGATATAAATGAAAATAAGTTATGCGGTTACAACTCACAATGAATTTGAAGAACTTCAAAAGTTAATTCCAATATTATTAAAATATAAACAATCACAAGATGAAATTATTGTTGTAGATGATAATTCAGATAAAGAATTAGTTGAATACTTAGATAAGTTATTTGAAGTTGGTTCTATTCAATCGTGGTATACTCATGAGTTAAATAAACATTTTGGAGAACATAAGAATTATGCAATAGAAAATGCTACAGGAGATTTTATTTTTCATTTGGATGCAGATGAATATCCACATCAAAGTTTAATAGAACAAATTCATTCAATTATAGAAATGAATGACGTAGAATTAATTTGGATTCCAAGAGTAAATACTGTTAAAGGTATTACTGATGAACATTGTGCTAAATGGGGTTGGAGAATAACAGATAAAGGTTGGATAAATTATCCTGATTATCAAGCTCGAGTTTTTAAAAGAGATGATAAGATAAGGTGGATAAAACCAGTACACGAAGTTATAACTGGTGCTACAACATATGCACATTTACCACCAGTTGAAGAGTTATCCTTGTATCATCCAAAAACAATTGAGAAACAAGAAAAACAAAATAAACTTTATATGGAATTATAAATGAGATATCAATTAAGGACACCTGGAATAACAAATTTAGAATCTGAAGGAACTGTAGAAGATAGTTTTTTAAATTTTATGGTTTTTGTAAAAACAGATTATGGTGAATCTGGTATAGAATTAAGAGAAGGTGATACAGATTATAGTAAGATGGAAAAAACTTATAATTTGATTAAATGTCAGATACATAATAGTTTAGATTTGGGTTGGAAACCAGAAGATATTATAATAGCTACTAATTTTGAATTTGAATATATGGGAGTTAGTATGCATATAGTTGAAGATATCTGTGATTATTCTCAATTTTATCATAAACAATATGCGGCTTTAGAATTATTAAATAAAGAAATATTGAATAAAAATTTTTGGTATCATGATTTAGATGCATTTCAATTAAAAGAATTTAAGTTTCCAAATTTTAGTGGTGATTGGGGAACGTGTGTATATCCAGGTGGAGATGGTCATTCCTGTCAATGTGGTGTTATTTATTTGAAAATTACATCTAAAGATATGTTTGAATATTTAGTTGATATGATGAAGAGAAAGGTTTTACAAACTCATGATGATGAGGTTGTGATAAGAAATCATCTTAAACTTAATCCAACTTATAATTGGAGAGTTTCAGTTTTAAATACTCGGTATAATATGGGTATGACTGGTTTTAATGAAAGATATGATGGTGCAACAAAACCTATAAATGTAGTTCACTTTTCACCTGATAAAGAAAGGGATTGGAATTTTATGGTCGAAGGGAGTAATCAATTGGGCGTTAAGGTTGTAGATGACCGTCTTTTAGATATATTAAATAAGTACAGCGTCAAATATGATAAAAAGGAGTTATTCTTAAATTAAAATGAAAATTGCGTATAC